AAGGTAGTTCTGATAGAGTTACTGTTTTCGCTGTAGCATTCCTAGAGCTAATAGTAAATTGATGTTTGTCTCCGTTAGATTTTACTGCAAAAGCTTTTACGTCGTTTGCACTTATAACTTCTATTGGACTGTAGCTAAAAACAGCTTGTTGTAGTTCGTTAATACCTGACCCTCCTGTTGTATATTCTATATATGAATTTGCCATAAATTTTTTGGTTCTTGTTTATTAATTATTTTAAAATGATATTTTTAATGGGTTTATATCCCTTTCTATTCTTTTGCCGTAAACTTTTGCTCTCTTTTCTTTTAAAACTTCAAACAAAGTTTGCTCGTCTTCATTGATAAATGAGTTTTTAAAATTCTTATTTTCTCTTAAAATATCTTGGGAAACTTTACCCCAATACTCTCTTATAATAGCTTCAAGCTCCACTAGACCCTCGTTAGTTTGTTGGCCTCCTGTAGTTTGTGTAGTGTCCCCATCTCTGAATTTTCTTTTCCAAGCAGAGGTTTTTATCTTTCTTTCAATAACTTTTTTAAGGTTTGTCCTCCGAAGCCTTTCCGCAAATTCATAATGTAAGCTTTTTCCTTCTTCGTTTAAAAAGTCTCGCATTGTAACGCCTGTTATTAAATCCCTTTTTATTTCCGTAGGCATAATATTTAAAACATCATTAGCTACTATTTCATCGAACAATGTTATTTCTTCTTTTCTATCGGGAGTAAATCTTAATATAGCTTGCTCGGGAGTTTGTGGTGACTTCAAGTCTTCTCCAAATAAATTAACTTTGTAATTAGTTGGGAAGGTTCCGAAAGCCATGTAGTAATATCTATCCATGAACGAGCCACCTTTTAGGTCTGCTATCTTTCCTTCTCCTGTTGCTATCCTTTGTAGTTTTCTAGCTTGTGCGGGAATAGGTGTATAGGACGCTACTAAGTTAGCTATAGCGTTTTCGAACCTTAATTTTGAGTTTTCGCTATTAGGATCTACTAACAGGTCATCAAACAGTTTAATACCTTGGTTGAAAGGTAGTTCCCTCGCTAAGTTGTTTATTGCTGATATTGCTACATTAAAAAAGTTTTGATCTTCAGATAGTTGTTTATCTTCCTTAAGTTTTTGCCAGTAAGATATATCAGCAGCAAAAGCCATCGGTAAGCTAAAAGGTATCATAGCTTCGTAAGGTAAACCAAATATTGTGTAGGGTTTTATTCCTCGTTCCTCAAACTTCTTTCGTTGTTCTGGGCTTAGAAAAGACATACCTCCTGTTATAAGCGGGATACCATCGGAGTCTTCCATTCTGGCAAGTTCGTGTCCAAGATAAAGAAGAGTTCCTCCCATTACTGTGTCAGCTAATATTTCCTCGTTATATTCTGCTTTTCTTATTTCTAATCTTTCAATCCTCTTATTTATATCTATAATTTCCTCGTCAATTTTAGCTTGGTATTCTGCTTTTGTTCCTCCAAAAATATTTTCGTCAAATTCGTCTAAAGAATTTTGCGCTGTGTTTTTAATATTTTTAAGTTCTTTTATTTTCATTACATAAGGATTCATAAAAGTCATACGAGGTAATGCGGTTACAGGTAAGGTAGTAAGCCTAGCACCTCGGTAAACACCTCGTACTACAACATCCATAAAAGGAATAAATATTTTTAAAGTAAAGTTACCATACTCGGTCTTTGGTTTTGCCCAGTCTAGAAACCTATTAACTATAGAATAATGAACATCTCCTACATTATCTTTAGTTCCTGCATAAAATAATTGGTCTCTTCCAAAGTTTATCTCTGTAATAAAATCTTCTGTTTCTTGTAAGACATCTAAGCCATCTGCATTCTTTTTCCATACAGTATCGAGAAGTTCTTTTTCAATCTGAGCAACAGACTTAGAAGGGTCTTTTGCATTTTGTAAAATAGCTTTTTGCCTAGCACTAGATGCTATCCTTGTTTTTATTATCTGCCTTCTAAATACCTCGTCTACTCCTATTATTCCTCGTAGACCTAAAGACAAAAGGTTCCATAAGTTTCCTGTTACGATATTTCTATCTATAACATTCATTATGTTTTTCTCGGCTCTTACGCGTCTCTCTGCGTTTATTTTTGCTTGTCTTAAAGAACGAGATACACCTGTTTTAACTCCTCTAAATTCGCCTAGTTTTGAATCTCTTAGAGGATCTGTTACTGACTGCAATCTTTTTGCAGAAAGAAACCCTGCTTTGAGAGCATCTTTCATCCCGTGAATTAATTGAGCAACTGAAGATAAATTACCTACATAAAGTTTAAAAGCTAATGATCCTCGACCTCTTATTACATTTAAGAATAAATTAGTGTGAGGTTTTAGTAATGTTTTCGCTACTGCAAATCCACCTGTCGGGATACCTGCAACAACCGAACTTAACTGGTCAATTAAAGCTGCCTGTCTCCAAGATGTAGCTGTGTTTAAAAATCTTTTTATTCTTGTACCAAAACCTTTATTTCTAGTTTCAAAATAATACTTCTCCATTGAAGTGTAGAACTGAGAGTCGAGGTCTGCTCTTTTCTTTTTTGTGGACTCTCGTGTAGCTGCTCGAAGACCTTTTTTTATAGAAGCAATCTTTTCTTTTATCTGGTCATTCTTTGTTTTTATTTTTTCTTTCTGAAGTAACTTTTTCTTAGATCTTGCTTTTGCGTCTAACTTTTTAAATTCATCAGGAGACATCCCAACCAAATCGTCTAAATCTTTTCTTAGTTTATCGAGTTCGACTAATTCCTTTTGTGATGTTCTATAGAATTTTATCTTATCTTTTAAAATTTCTTCTTCTTTAGCTACAGCTTTTGGAACTTTTCTTACAGGCTGTCCGAGGTCTACATCGCCTTTTCTAAGGTCGTCTAATTGTTTTTCTAATCTTTTTATAGCTGCTTCAGAGTCTTTCTGTGCAATCTTAGTAACCTCGGGTTTTCTATTTATCTTTTTAGCTGTCTTACCGAGAGAGGCGTTTGCTCTTTTTACTGCATCTAAATCTTTGTTAAGTTTTGCCAGTTTACCTTTTAGATCATTTACGTTTATAGCCTCGCTATCGAAATCTTTTATCTTGTTATCGATTGTTTCTATTAAATCTTTGTGGGCTGATCTTCTTATTTGACTGTTTATAGATACTCTGTTTTTGCTATAGTTTTTCGCTAGGTTCGCTCCTCTTTGTTGTCTGGCTTGTAAAGCTCTTCCGCTTTTTGTATTTATATTGTCTAGTATTTTTTCGTATGTGTATTCTTTATTTGTAAAAAGAAATTTAAGTTTACGATAATTATCTAGAGCGTTTTGTCCTTTTTCTTCTTTCAGAATTATTTTTGCTAATTCGTTACTTATCTCGTCGTCTAGTTCGTTTGTTATTGTCGTGGCTCTTAGCACTAATTTAGGCTCGTCAACTGTTGGAATCTTATTTAGAACTTTTGGATCTTGTTTATAAAAATCTAATATTTCTTTTTCGTAATCATCTAAATGAAGACCCTCTTTCTCTCGTGCTGCTAACTCTTCTCCGAGGTCTGCTGATTTAACTTTTAAGTTTTGATTACGTAGTTCCTCTATTTCCTCAATAATGTCTCCCGTGTTTTTTTCTTCTACCTTTTCTGGAATAGATTTTTTAAGTTCTGTCGGGACATCGTCATTATAGGTTTCTTTTGTTTTACCTGTTTCGAGATCAATTATTTTAGCGTTTTGCTCGTTATATTCTTCTACAGCATTTTTAAGTAAGCCTCGTGCTTCCTCGGTTTCTTTTAATTGTTTTTTCTTTTTAGAAAGCTTCCTGCCGAATAATCCTGTTTCTCCTGATTTTTCTATTTGTTTTATCTCGGCTTTTAAAGTATCAACTTCTTTAGCAAGCCTGTTCTCTGCTTTTGTTGTTATTCTTATTTGCTCGGTTCTACCCCAAGATCCTGCTTTTGCAAAGGCTCCTAAAACAGTATTAGCGGTTCCTCCTATTCCTCCTGCAAAAAGATACTCGTAGATATCTCTGCTCTCTCTTTCGTTCATAGCAATTTGCAATTCTTGTCTAACCGCTGTTTCCGCCATACCGAAAGAAGCTCCACCTACAAAAGACTTGATACCATTTTTAAATATATAACCACCTTTTCCGTAAGCTTTCATATCTCCTGCTGTTTTACCAGTAAGCTCTAAAAGTTTCCTATTACCTCCTGACATGAAGGTCTTGTTTGCTAAATCACCTAACTTACTAGATGGTCCTGTTAAAGACCCGAAAACTCCTGTCGCTAAAAGTTCTCCATAAGATATTCCATCTTGTAGTCCGTAACCTTTTCTTATTTGTTGTGCTAAGTAGTTGCTGCCTCCCCAAGCAATACCTTGTCCTATCCCTGCTAATATTACAGCAGTGACAGTAGAAACAGGTTCAGCAGCTTGTGGTCCTACTTGTGATAACAAAGAAAAGTTTTTGACTTTACTTGCCCAATTAACAATTTTACCTGCTTTGTATGCGTCGTATATTTTTTTAGAGGAATACATACCAAGCCCTAGCTCGGTACCTACCCCTAAACTTAGTCCTAAAACACTTGATTTTCTTCCTGCCTCGTGTTGTAAGCGCATAGATTCCTCTATAACTTCTGGTGGAACAGTTGGAAATCTAGTTTGATTTTCTGCTATAGAGTTTCTAATCTTATCGTCTTGTCTTTTAGCTATCTTAGTTTCAAGCTCTTCTATTGATAATGGCATATTAAATTAATTATTTATTAGGTAAAAATCTTGTTTGTACTTCGTAAAAGGTCTCTAAAGCGATTGCGGATTCCCCTTCAATAGAAGTTTCAAATAAACCTAATCCTTGTAAAACATTTAAAGTTCTGTTTTGTTCGTCGCTTAATTCTATTTGATTTGAATAAGCTTCTATAACTTTTGCAAATTCTTTATAAGTATTTTTAGCTTCGTCTAAAGACCCGAATAACTTTACCGAGTCCCACCATAATCCTGTGATAGCGAAATCATTTAATATATTATTTTTATCAAACTGATCGTATCCGTAGACTTTTTGTAAAAGTTTTAAAGCTTTAACATCGCGTTTACTTCGTGCTTCACTAAAGTCGTTTTGTATTTCTTTTCCTAGATTGTTACCTTGATTGGTTTTATATGTTCTAAAATCTTTATTATTCTTTTTAGCCTCGACTACTTTTTGCACCTCGGATCTGTAAAGACTCTCGTAGTTCACAAGCTCTTTGTTTTCGGTTAAATTAAAAAGCCCCCCATCTTCATAAAACAGTCCGTCTTCAGAAAGATCCGCCTCACTAAAAATATTTTCTGTTATGATGTCCTCAATATTTGGGCTAAAACCAAAATCAAATCCGAATTGATTGCTGTTTATTCTTAGGGCTTGAACTCTGGCATCAAAAAGATCGGTTGTCTCTTTAACCTCTTCTTCTATTATTTCAGAAAAAGCTTTTTTTAGTTCATTGATATTTTCTCCGCCTACTGATTGCCCTTCGGGTGCTATTTCAAATCCCCTAGTTTTCAAACTCCGTATTATCGCATCTGTTGTGGAGTTTGTTAATTGTTTGATTTGTTCTGTACTATAATAATCTTTTAGGTCACCTGCTGTTCCTAGAATTTGATTTAGTTTTCCTGATATTTTTAAATTAATATCTTTTTTGTCTATAAAAGAATCAAACTTTATAGCTTCAGCATAAGCCTTTATTAAGCTATTTGGAGGCTTACCTTGTATCCCGTTTTCATTTAAAAAGGATTGAGGCGTTACTAAAGGATTTGTTGTGTCTCTTTGTAGAAACCACGCTAAAGCTTCTTCTTTTATAACGGCTCTTTGTGATTGTGTTATGCCTATTGATCTATCATCAGGTGATTGTAGTAGCGTAAATCTCTCGTTATTTATACCACGAATAGAACGACCTATAACATCTACAGCAAAACTTGATGTTCTTCTGTCGCTTGCTATTGCTGTGAGTTGTTTTGTAATTTCTTGTAAAGGATCACCGCTTATCATTATAGCTTTCTTATAAACAAATTTTGTATCATCATCTAACTCTAGTTCGCTTAGTATTAAGTCTAGTGCGTTATTAGCTGTTTCGTTTTGTTCGAAAGGAAGTTTATTAGGATCGTCTGATACTCTGTAAGAGTTTGCTGCTCTAAGATACTCACTAGCAAATCCTCCTATATTCATAGCAGATTGTGACGCGCTTTTTTCATCTTCAACATCCGAGATGCTCTCTAAGGTTGTTGTAAACTTATTGAGCATCATTCGCCCATCCATAGTTTTAAATTGTTTAAAACCTCTAGCTTGGTCTATAAAATCTCCTGCTCTTTCGGGGTTTGTTTTTATTATAGAATTTAAAAGATCCGCAAAGTTATCTGTTATGATTTTTTGTTTCTGTAAATTAGAGTAATTTCTTTCTGATAAATCTTTTTCTGCATAAGCCATCAAACCTTTAAGACTCATATCTGACTCGGCAGCCCCTACGTCTCCAAATATATTTCTAAGCTTTTCATCTGCTGCTGCGTTCATGTAAGCCAACTGTTTCTTCTCGTATCCTTTGGTAGCTCCTGCTGTTATCCGAGCGGATAGTTCACTACCTAGTAAGTTCTTTACGCGAGAGCCGAAAGTATTACCTTCAAAATATTCTCCTATTTCTTTATCGAGCGCGTTAACTTCATTTTGAACGTAAGCTTGTACTTGCTCGATAGGCATTGAGCTTTGTATAAACTCATCCATCTTAGCATCTAGTTTATTTTCTAGGTCGGCATACTTTTGTACACCTGTTGTATCAAACCATCTCTTAGCTGCTATCTGGTGGAAAGCTTTTTGAAAACCTAGTTTACCTGTTGGTCCTCCAGTGGGCGCAGGGACTTTACCTTCTATAATATCATTTATCTCTTGTGATGATAGCTTCTCGGCTTCGGCTTGCCCTCGTTGCATGTTGATGTTACTCGCTTGCCCGAGGATGTTACTAAACTGCGCGAGAGATCTCGATAACCTTAAAGCTGAGTTATCTTTAAGAACCGAGGGAACTACAGCTTGATTGGTTCCCCCTACTGCTTGTATCGAAGGATTAGCGGGTACTTTACCGAGATCTAGATTAACTTGTTTTCGTTCTGCCATCTGTTTATTTTTCGAATAGTCCTGAGTTATATAGCACGTTGTAATTACTCAATCCTGATTGGACACCTTGAACCATAGATCCGAGGTAATCAGGTTGTGCTATTGGTTGATTGATTCTAAGCATGTTTCTACTAAACCCTAGACCAGATTCCTTTAAGGCCATCTGCCTGTTTACGTCTGTTAGATTTGCTTGTTGTTGTACTGAAAATTCATATTCTGCTTGTTGTCTCGAGAGATCCCCGAGTAAAGCATCTACACTTAAACCACTAACCCCTGCTTCTCCCGCTGACGTAACCGCAGTTGCTCGGGCTTCCATAGCTTTCCTAGAAGACTCCTCGATCTTTTGAGATCTTGCTATTGCCTCTTGCTGCTGTTGAGTTCTCATAGCAGACACCTCGGCAAGATAACGTTCGCGTTCTTGTCTTGAAGCTATTGCTTGAGCTTGAGCTTGGGCATCAGCTTGATACCTCTGTCCTTGTATTGAAGATAGGGTTCCTGCTGCGCCTATGATTGATGATGCAATTAATGGGCTACACATAATATTCGTCTACTATTTCGTGGTTGATTAAAATAAATTGATAGAAGGGTTCTCCTTTTATGGTTAGTTGTTGATTAAAAATTGCTCCGAGCCACTCGAGCCACCTTACGGCAGGTCGGTTGTGACAGTGAACTACATTACCTGCTGATCCTCCTGTGATTCTTAGCAGTTCTCGTATCCAAGTTTTTGAGTGTTTCATAAGATCTCTTCGTGCAATCTTTGGAAATTCTTTTGTCCCGAGCATCCAGATATAAGGCATTGCTTCATCCTCGCCTATACCGAACATAGCAAGAGGTTTTCTCTTTTTATCTACTACTGTCATAGTAGCCATGTCGTGTTCGAAAGCTGACATCAAAGCATCCTTCGGGCGTTTCCCGAGAGCCATACATTCGATGTTATCTATGTCCCTGAGTTTATCCGAGAGATACTCGGCATGATCGGGATGTCCGTCTATAACATCAATCTTATCGTAACGTGCTATTGTTCGATCAAACACGACGACTTCTCGAATGGATAAAGGATTCAAATTCTGCTGACTGAAAGTTAGCGGGTAAAGCTGAGTCATTTACAATTTTAATTGTCGTGTCTTTCGCTGCTGACATTATAGGAAAACTAAATGAACCAGACTCGATAGGAAGAGTTCCTATAGTCGAAGCTCCAATGATTGTACTGGTGAAAGTATTTACATAGGTGCTACGTGCCTTGGGGGTAACCTCAACTCTAAAGGACGAGGAATCATCAAAGAATATTGTACCACCTTTAAGAAAGTGTCTTTGGTATCCCGAGGGGCTTGTATTTCTGTTTGCTCGTTGCTTAAATAGCTGTTCTGAGAAGGTGTAAGACATTGTGTACTTTATTCCTACCCATACAGGTTTTGTATCGTAATCTGTGCTTACAGTTAAAACATTACCATTTAGGGTCGAGGGTATTATAGCTCCTGCTTTGGTGCCACCTGATTCCCTCGTATATACCTGAACTACGTCACTGCTTTCTGGGGTAAACGATAAAGTTATCTGACCTCCTGATACAGTTTTAGCTTCTCGTATATCAAGGTAAGTATTGAAAGAAGTATTATCATCGACAAGCTTTTCTTCCATAGGCATTCTAAGAAGCTCTGTTTTGTCATTCTTAGCTGCTACGATGTAAAGATCACTATCTACAAATTCTATTCCTCGTATATTAAAAGGAAATGTAAATTTACTCCAACTAGATAATACCTTTTGGTTACCTTCCCAATAATATTTATAGACGTACATGTCTTTTGTATCGTCTGCCGTTTTGTTACTAACGAGGCATATTAAATTCTCTGCGGTTGATCCTGCTATATCTAGGATGCTAGACGGTATGTATTGTGGTACATGAGAGGTTATTTCCGCTGAATCGTAGTTGTCTGTATTTGCATTAACAGTAAACTCTCGGATGCCTGAAAAGTTTCCGCGTGTAAATGGAAAGTAAAGATAGCTTCCGAGTTCCAAAGGTGTGTTGCTCGTATCGCTTTCGTAGTTTGTAATAGGTGTTATTGAAACAGTTTTAGGTGTTAAGAGTTCTCCTCCTCTAAGTACAAACTGTCCACGCTCGGCAAACAGTATAAGATTTTCTTGGAAGCCTACAGCACTTGAAAGTTTTGTTACACGCTTAGATGCTACGTTTATATCTATCGGATCGGAATCGAGAAGGGATCTTACAGTAGTTCGAAAGAAATTAAAGTATTCCCCCGCTTCTGACATTATCACACTACCTTCCGAGAGTAACCCGAGTCTGTTTTTGTAAAAGAATATATTTGAAATCTTTCTATCACCTGTAGCCGTTGTCCCGTTAAAGAACGAGGGAAAAGGATTAGACTCGTCATCTCCTACTTGTTTTGCAGTCCAAGAAGAAGCAGAAAAAGAAAAAGAATTAACACCCGAGTTCACTAGTTTATAAGGAAGTGTATTACTATCAAAACTTATGAACTCATCAAACCCTACGTCCTCAACCCATCCACCATTCCCTACAGAAGACCCATCGTTAGTTTCAAACTTAACGTAATAATCATCCTCGTTATCTTCTACAGATCCCCGAACTTTTACTCGGAAGTTATTAGGAGCGCGTACAGGTAAATCTGATAGGGAGTCAACTTCTTTATATATGACACCTAAAGCTGATCCTGATTTACTATCGGATACTTTTATTTTGAAAGCACTAGATTCATCTGAAGTAATTAAAAAGAAATTATCGGGATGAGCGTTATTCCCTCCTACAATGCTGACACTCCCGCTTACCCCTCTTTTTACATTAGTAGCTGATATAGAGGGTCTTTGGGGTGCAGAAAAAACCGAAGCTTCAAACTTATCAGATGCGTTATTTACGTTGCCTCCTAATTTTGTAGACCCCGCTAACTTCCCTCTTAATTCGTTTGCTATCACACCTGCTCTTACAGCAGCGTTTGGTATATTAGAAGCATCGGGTTTGTCTGAAATAAAACCTGCATTAAATGTGTTACCGCCAGAATCCGTTACTTCTACTGAGTATTCGGTTTGAAAGTCGCCCTTTTTAATAAATACTATAGCTCGGTTATCCGCTGTTAAAGGTGCGCTTTTCTGGTTAGCTGCGCCCAACCTAGAAATGTCTTTGCTTGTATTAAGAATAAAAGTTGTATCACCAACCGTAAGAGCTTTAAGAACATCTTTAGGTTTAGCAGCGTTCACTCCTGTTTTTGGTATGAAAAGATAATTGTTTGCTGCTGATTCTGTTATCTCTGTACTGTGAACATGGGAAGAACTGCCATCTAAAATGTTATAAACTTTGATGGTTGTCTTCTCGGGAGATGTATTAAAATGGTTTTCTATAATAAGAACATACTTCTCGTTATTATCTCTGTTTATAAAATGAACAAAAGCTCCATCATCTAGTTCACTGCTTATTAAATTTTTAATATATTGAGTGTTCGGGCGTTTCTTTAAACCATCGGATACAGACGAGAGAGCGTTTAGCTGTTCCTCGCATTGCCCATCAAATCTTAATGTAGCGGGTTGCTGACTGACTCCTTGAACGAGATTAGGAAGAGAAGTGTTTATTAATGCCATTAGTAAGGATTATAGTTTCTGTTAATGCCTATCCTGCGAGCGACATCGAAATTATCAAATATAGTTCTATCGGAGTTGTTGTTGTCCGAGTTCTCTAAGTTTGCTTTTGCTGCAAACTCATCGCGTATGATAAGAGCTTCAAGTTCCCTCGAACCTACAAGGCGTGATTGAAGGGATCGGGCAGCCCTTAAAGTTATGTATCTCCGTGCTTGCTCGGGTAAATTATCCCAAACGAGGTATTTCACCACAGTTACCTCGATAGCATCGGTAAATACATAAGTGTTGTTTTTTCTATCAAATAAGGAACGTCCTCTTTGTACGAGGTCCACATCTTCAGTACCATCATGGTCAACTTGAAGGACATCCTCGTCTAATAATATTTTTCCATCGGCTGCACTACCTATCAAAGATATCTCTGTTTCGGTGTTAAAGTGCCACCCCTCGCTTTGAACTTCTCTTGATGTTTCTTCGAGGATTGTAACTGCGTTTGCTGCCGAGACAGGAAGCTCCGAGGTATTGCTAATGCTGTTTACAGGGGCTTCCCCGATGTAACCTAGCATAACATTACAAGCTTCTAGTTGTGTTGTAAGTGTAGCCATAAAAATTCTATAAAAATGTTTAATGAAAAAAGAAAAAGGGCGAGGGAACCTTTATTGATTCCCCCACCCAATCTCTCGTGATGTTTCGTTGTTTGTTAACTTTCTAAATTAAGCAACAACCTTAACGCATGCACCTTGTCTGAGCCAGTTGTGACCCATTGCATACTTAGCGACTAGGATAGTACCTTGTCTTTGGATATTGTAATCGGACTCTGTAGCGATATCCAATAACTTCACAGTTCCAACGGCCTGTTTGTGGCCACCTACAAAACGAAGACCAGTAAGGTCAGCGTTGTAACCATTCCCTGCGCTTGAACCTGCTGCTTCATCAAACGGGTTGTTTTTAGCAGCATCGTCACCATCGTCAACACCTGCGTATGAACCTGTTGTAGAATTTACAGCGATATCTCTAACGTGGTTTGACTTGAAGATTTTGATCCCTGCAACCATCGGTACGTTACCTTCAGCGATAGAACCTGCACCACCAAAGTCTTTGTTAAGAGCGATGTTACCTGTAGTATCACTAATAAGTAAGTAGTAAAGCTCTGGCGGTAGAATAGCAAAACGATCCCCATCATCAGGAATATCATTTTCATCTAACTTCTGAGCCATTTCTATAATAGCGTCAACTACTTTAGCACCTGTGGCATTAGTATATTGCCCACTACTGACGGCAATATTCGAAGATATCGAAATACCCGCAGGTTGATCTGTAGCTGCTGAAGCTCCTGCGCCCGCAACTAATGTCTTCATTACCGCAAGGTCAAATCTCTTAGCGAGTGCCTTACCGAGTTCTTTTGAGTAAATACTTCTTAGATCGAAGTGATTACGCAAACTATCAATGTCAGCGATGAAGGTTGAGCTAACAAGAAGATCATCAACTGTGATGACTCTCTCGCTGTGCTTAATCTTACTTAGGTGATCCGCACCGTTTAGGATGTCTTCACCTGCTGTCAAGTAAGATGCGCTTGCAATTCCTGTTACTGGAAAAGATGCACTCTTACCCTCGCTTATTGTTCTTACTGTGTGAAGGTCACGCATAACGTTCGCTTCTTCGAATGCAGATAGAACTTCTCCTGAGAATACTTTGAGAAACAAAGCATCCTTATCGGAAGCGTTATCTATACTACCTGCTCTTGGTATATTTGCGCCTATATCAGCCATAATATTATTTACCTTTCTTTATTTATTTTGTGTTTGTTGTTTTATTTCTTCTAAACAACGCACTCTAATAAACTAAAAAGACCTATTGATTTGTTCTTGTTGTTGATTGTCCCTCGCAAGGGGTCGCACTCGTAACAACCTTTCGGTTAATTAGTGTTCTTTTTGTGTGTTGAAATCTTTATATATTACTTATGTTCGAGTTCATTCGTGTATCTTAGTATCTCGGCTATGGTCTCCTTTTGAGGAGCGGTGAACGAATGGGCTTTGAGTTTCGAGATAAAATGGGGAATCTTGCTCGGTGTCCGTGTCTTGCAGCCACTCATCGATAAGATCAACGTTGCGCTCACGGTTACGATTAAGAGCTTCCCTTTCATAAGCTTCTACAACTTTAAAAAGATACTCGCAAATTTTCGGGAAGTTTATCAGAAAAGATACAAGTAGTTTTATCATTGTGTTTTGTGGTTAGCTTTTTGGTTTAGCTTTGCCAATGTTCAAAGCAAGCCAGTTAATTAGTTTTAATAGAATACCTGTTATCTTGTTATCCGTCTTGTTAGGTGTTAAAGCGCTAACGAGGGATGCTAAAGTAACTGTTGCGGTTGCTATCGTAATTAGCTGTTCCTTATTTTCGATTATATAATTAATCATGTTTTCCTTTTTGTTGTTGTTATAAATTAGATATTGAAATTCGTTGTTCTACCTCTCTACGAAACGAGGGATCTTGTTGATACCTCTTGTCTTTCATAGCTGTAGTGACTTGTGCCATCGAACCAAAAGGCTGAATATTAGATCCTGAAGTGGCTCCCTTTGCAATATTCACGGACGATCCCCCGTCTTCGCTCATATATCGCGCGTATAAGCCCTTAACTGCCATCTTTGCTACCTCTGTTGTACCTGTTGATACGAGTTCGTCATAGCTGTCTATTTCTGAATCTGGTAAATTAGCTTGCGCCCACTGCACCATATCATCGTAATTTTCTTGACCTCCTACCGAGCTAGTGATCGAAGATACCTCGGCTTCCATAGTTGCTTCTTGACCTTTTACATAAGCGTCTACAAACTCGCGAGGTATTCCACTTTCTTCTAGTGCTTTGTAGTTATCTGGGGATAACTCCCCGTTTTCATAATAAGAGTCACTCGCGTTTTGTATAACATCGGACACATTACTAAGAGGTTGTTCTTGTTGTTCTTGTTGCTCGGTGTTTTTGTTACCTTGCGTTTTCTCAAGTTCGCTATACGCCTTTGCAAGATCCTCGGGTGATTTAAATTTCTCGGGCAACCATTCAGGTCTTTCCTCGATAACCTCTTCTTCTTCTTCTGTAGTAGTAGTTTCCTCGGGAGTTTCCTCGGGAGTTTCCTCGGGAGTTTCCTCTTCTTCAGTAGTGTTTTTATTTTCCCGAGCTTTCTCTTGCATTTCAAGTTCTTCCTCGAGAGTTGGGTTTACTAGTTCATCAGCCGTTGGCTCATTTACTTCTACACGTTGCATATTTTATTGTTACCTCCAGTATTTTTTTTATGTTATTCAATAGGCTCTTCGGGTTGTTCCGAGGCCATTGCTTGATCGGTAGCGCTCTTGATAGCGGAAGGCCCAAGCTTCTCTGCCATCTGTTGCATCTGAGCTTGTTGTTGCTCTTGTAAAATATCCTCTTGTGTTTTGATAAGACCCGCTGTTTTTATCCCGAGGGAAGTTGCTCGTCTCTTAAAGTATTCGTCTACGTTCACAAATGTACCAATAGCTTGTGGACCTACCACTTGCGCTGCTCCTGCGAGAAAGGCATCAAGTTTCTGTAAATCATTACCTCTTCCTAAAGCTTCAAGACCAGTGATTACCACGGGCTTCACGAGATCACTCGGGAGCTTCGGCATCTTCTTAGTCTTTTGCATAACATCCATTATACGTTTTACGAGAGGTGTCTGTAGTTCATTAGAAAGTAAGGAGTATAAACCACCGAGTGAACTTTCGAGTTCCTGAGATACCATTCGTATTTCCTCGGCTGTTACCCTCTCAGCACTTCTTATAGAATTACTGGTAAGTAGAAAACTTTGCCCGAGCCTGTCCTTAATTGAGTTGATTGTCTCGGCTGCTACTCGGAAGTCATTAAATTTATTTAACTGTAAAGTTGATACATCATTAGCTGAACCGCTGACAATAGCACCATTTGGGCTTTTGCTGAGATCCCTAGCCTTCGTTGTTCCATTCGGGGAAACGAGGAAGAGTACCTTGGCTGCTGCTGCTGATCCCTCAACGATTGCTTGAGTAAGTGACTCGAGTGATTGTAGATCCCCGAGCATATCCTCGATGAATGATCTACCATAACTTTCCCCATCCACCCGAGAAAACCTAAGTGGTATGTACGGGTTTTTATCGAGGGGCAATAAGCCTCCTGTCTTTGGTAAAAGTGTTCCGTTGATATCTTGTTTAACCATCCACTTATCCCCGTGTCGGCATATAGCAGTAAATAGGTTTACGTTTTCAATGTCAGTGCTTTTAGATAAATCTTTTGGTGTCCCGATAGCTTCCTTGATTTCCTCGTCAAGTGCCGAGTAACTAAGAGTCTCTTTCGTGGCTATGTATAAAACATTACCCATCGGGTCTCTTTCGATAACAAAGCGGTCCAGACGGAACACTCGCATACCCATTTTTTCATCCGTGAAGATAAGAGCATTGCCAGTTACGATGAGATTTTTAAGGGCCTCATGCAAAACGATGCGGTATCTCTCCCGAGCAATTTCATCCATTATTGTGTCCTCAACCTTTTGTAAAGCCGAGTCAATTTCCGAGATAACTTTTTCCTCGGCTCCCTCCTGCTGTAGTTTATTCTTATCTACTTGTAGTCTGAAGAAGGGGGCGTTCGGTGGGAGAAGGGCGAGTAATAATTTAGATGCTAGGTTATTTGTGCCTTTCGATCCTATACTTTGAAATGGTGTATTGAGACGAGAGCTTGTCCCGAATCCTTCATCGGGTAATATGTAAGGAAGTGTTAAACGCGCTGCTTGTCTACCTCGTTCTAAATAGCTGTGTCTATTACCTTCAAGCTTACTATAAAGCTGCTCGGCTGTTTCTTTTGAGTAATTCATATAAAAATTTTTTTAGTCAGGTTGAACGAGGGCTTCGGGTTCGGGAGGATATGCCCAGTCACTAGGAAGGGTTTCTACAACCTCGTCTTCATCTGTGAGAATGTCTTTATCAACCGCAACAACTTCTGAAGAGATTACTTCAAATGTTTCTGGATCTGTTTCTGTTTCCGTTGTTGTTGGTAATACGAGTGCTGCTCTAGGATTCTCTTCTTTGCTCTCAACAACAACAGAAAACCAGTACCTACTTCCAGTACCATTGAGCGACCAACTAAGTCCTCTCATGCCTCCTGCTTGTTGGCTTCTAAGAAGTGCTTGAGCCTCGTTATCGTAAATTAAATAAAATGGATCGGTCATAATGATAATTATTTTTCTATTATACAGTAATTTCTAATTGCGCTGATTCGTCTGTTCCATCTTTAGAGCCAAAAGTTGCAAGAACTGCATTACTGTTCTGAACATTTGTTGGAGTGTACACTGCGATTACTATAGCATTTCCTGATGACCAACCAGAGCGATTAACAATCTCTTGAATTACTGTTTTAATATCTGGGGTATCAAATCTATTTCCGTTTGATACAGCAGATACAGTTGCCTTTGGTAAAGTTACTTTAGCTGTTGTTCTCGTTGACAAACTACCACCACTACTAGGTACGTTTGGACTATCTGAATCTACAGCAGCTATTTCAAAGTCTTCACTTGCTGAACCTGATAATGATTTTTTAATTGGTTTTAGTTTAGCTGAAACAATTGTTGCTCCTTGATCAACAGTTACATTAGCAAATCTAAAGTAGGCTACATTAAACTCTAGGGCAGGTGGCCCTCCTCCAGTGTTTGTTTGATATACCGCACCTGCTTTTATAGTGGATTCGTTTTTAAATATTGAGCCGTTAAATTGCACGCTTGTACCAGTTGTGAAGCTGCTAAGAGAATGGCCATCATCATTGTTAGCAGCAATATTGAATGTAGCAGGAGAGCTTAGTCTTATGTTATGAAAATCTGCTATGTCAGCTTCAATGGCTTCTCTATTGGCTGACTGGTTAGAGTCAAAGAAGATAATCTCGCTCATCTTTCCTTCGTATCCCCAAGGTATGTGAGAATTTACAGCGGGTCCATTACCATACCAACCAACTTGAATTATTGGCCCACCTGCCCCCCAAGATGATGTGTCTGCGTCTTGATGGTGAACTAACTTCCGTCCGTTAAGACCTGCGTAAACGTCGAGTCTTTTTATGTCGTAGCCTCCAACCAATGATCCGTTAGCATATAGTCTTACAGGTTCTCCTCCATAATTTAGGTGGGCTTGTATATTGTGATTACCTTCTTGGGCAATCCAACCGTGTCTATTGCCATCATTGTGGGCAGATGGATAGATGTATTGAGTGCTTGAAGTATCCGCAACAAACCAAGCATCTAGTCTGTCTACATTTACTCTAGATATTTCAAGGTTACTGTAGTTAGGATTAGTTTGAAGGAACTCAATAGCAGGACTACTTCCAGACCTTACAAGCAACCCTGCTTTATATAAGAATGGCTGATTAGCAGTAGTAGCTTGAATAGCATCTTCCCCTCCTGTCTGGTTGTATAGCACGACAATTCCTGCGTTTCCGTCTCTTGCTGTGCCAGTGGTCTTTTGGTACTTCTTGAGTGAGTTGGTGTTTAGCTGTGCGCCAAAGATAAAAAGTCCGTCAGTCCCGTTTCCTGCAAAGTGTACAAGTCTTGCTGAGTCTGTGGCAGTAGCTATTGAAAGTCGTACAGAAATAATATTGCCTGTACTATCCGAAAACGTACTACTACACCTAAACCAACCATCATTCCCGACTGCTTCAATCTTTCCAACCACACCGCTCGATAATCCTACTGTGCCATTTGTTAAGTCAAAGTTAACGAAAAAGGCAGCATTCCTAGCATCAGTGATTTGTAATACATCGTACTCTCCTTTTTTAGCAAATACACTAGCTGTTAAATCTCCTGTTATGGTTTTATCTAACTTAATAGCTTGTCTCTGAGACGAAGCTGTAGGTATTAATTTGTAAGCGTCCTGACCTCCATTTGGATCAGACTGCCCTGATGTTACTGTTGCATTCTGCGCTGTCCACTGACTAAAGTCCTCAGAGTACGTCAACAAATTCTCACCGCCAACAAAGTCATCAAGTGTTGTTTCGGTAAATGTTAGTCCATCATTAGAAACTACGGGGGTGCTGATGTATTCGGAAGGGGACAATATTGCTACCTCTTTGACTGAGATGTTGTCATAATACGCTTTGTCATCCTTGGTGTTGTAAGCATACAACCTAATCTTTGATTGAGTTGGTTGCACGATTTTACTATACGTCGTCATTGTGTTGGTAGCATTGAAACTACCAAAGCCGTACGAATAGTTTTCACCATCTGACATATAAAATCTTGTTGATCCGCTCCCTGATGTACTATCAGTTCTCATGTCTACGCTAATCTGATAAAATTTCCCTGGAGTCACATCAACGTGCTGACGAGCGTCAGAAATTCCTTGAGTACCATCCAGTATAGCTTCACCATTTACAATAGATGTGCCACTTGGATTAGTGATATTATACCAACCACTAGAACTGTTTCCACCCCAAGTTGATCCATCGGTATCAAAAGTCCCATTAGTTACTAACTCACTTCCAGAAGGTGTGGATTCGTAGACTATTTCCTCAAGCATGGCTCCGAAGATATGAACAGTGTCCCCACTGGAAGTGCTTCCTGCCGTGCCTCTAATATAAAAAGTATCTGTTCCTGAGGCATCAATAGCTCCTGTCACAGAAAGACGAAACCAGTCATTTTCAAGAGAAGTTATGGAGTGACTGATAACATTACTCAAAAAAGTTTGTTGCGCCGTGTCAAAATTGAAACGTAACTGAACAGCACGAACCCCCTCGTCATTAAATCCTATTTTTATTTCTGGAGCAGTCCCTTTTTTAACATAAACACTAAAAGTGTAATTCCCTGCTGATGAAGAAAAAGTATCAGAGACTCTTGCGCCATCACCACTAGAATTTAGAGTTAATTTATAAGCATTTGTTCCTCCAAAGGGGTCTGTTTCAGAACTTGATGTTATCGTACTTGCGTTTTTACTCCAAGCTGAGTTGCTAAAATCTTCGCTGAAATCAATCAAATTATGTGATGTATTCCGAACGCCCGAAGACTCGCTCACTCGATTACTAGCATCAAAGAAAACCTGTGCCTCGGTGTTGTCGCTTGAGCGTCTTATTCTTGCAGCATACGGAGAAACGTCTCCAAGCTTCCTAAGAGAAAAGGCTGCTACTGGTGCTTGCTTGATTACTTCTTTGACTGAGACGTTGTCGAAAAATCCTCGAAAGTCACCAATCGAGTAAATCGTCAACGCCATGTTTTGGGTAGTTACGGCTGTAAACTCTGTACTAACACTAGCTGAACCAAATGTATTACCAATCGTGATATAACCCCCACCAGTGTTTATGAAAGTATTTGACTGAGTGTTTCCACTAACGTGAGTAACATCGTATTCTAATTTGTATTTTTTACCTGCGACTATAGGTATTGTTTGGAAGAATGTTGAATTATCTGTTCCTGCAAATCTTTCAATACGCTTAGAAGAACTATCGTATCTAAAGTTGTTCCCCCCATTTCCCCATCCAGTTATACCATTACTAAAGTCTCCATTAGTTATTAACTCTTCTCCCAAAGTAAACTTAAACTTCTCAAGGAATAACTCCTCAAGTTCTGCACCTGTCAGTGGTCTTGTAAGTTTCGCAGTAAGAGGTGTTGTCAACTTGGAAGATGGCCTACTAGCTGAAGTACTACTGCTACTACTTGAAGAAGAAGAAGAAGAGGAAGACGATGAATAACTCATTAAAAATTTTTATGATTAATTAAGAGGTGCAATTACAACGTAAAGATCGTCTCCTGAATCTCCAGATCCTCCAGAGACGACAAGCTGTAACTCAGTTTGCGTAGATGTAAATATACTTCCGCCTGGAGCTGTAAGGACTGTATCCGGCCCAAGAGTTACAAAAGCGCCTCCTACTTTGTGTTGAAGCGTTAAAGTTCTTCCCGAACCAAAAGTACCGCTAGCAAGGAAACAATAGGTTCCTGCTTTCGTTTTATTGACCGCCGGAGTGCTTGATACGTTAAGAGTTCCGTTACCGTCACTATCCAGCGTAGTGCTGTTTTTCAGGTTTATGTTAGTTATGTATGATGCCATAATAATTATTTTATCTCTTTTAATTTTTAATAGTTAATGTTTGCTCCGCTTCCACCAGTCGGAAGGTTCACTGAAGGTCGTCTGATTGTAAGAGAAGATGTGCCTCGTCTTTTTGTTATGTTATTATTTTTTTTCTTTTTAGTTTCGACCACTTCAGCTAAAGGCGTCGGCGGTGGGGGAGCCATAGGTGCAGGTTGACTTACAACTGATGGC